CACCCATCTTGTCTGCAATGTAGTCCAGAAGCTCACCAGACTTGATGGCAAGCATGCCTTCCGGCCCCATTGCCTGAGCAATCTGGCTGAACTGCATGATGGAGTTGATTTCTTCCATGTTCTGCGCCATTGCAAGCGGAGAAGTTGGGCTAACTTTAACCTCTAAGCCATTGACTTCTAAAGGCAAAGTAATCAAACCAGACTGATCCATAACCTCTAGGGTCTTCTGGACAATCGGGATCATGGTTTCGTTAATCAGACGACCAAAAGCAGAGCCTAGGTTCTGAGCCAGTTCCTTCATGCGCTCAACAACTTCAGTCGCAGAACGGGCTGACATATTATCTGGCGGCAGTGACTCGTCCAGCAGGGTCTTCTTAATGCTTCCACGCAGCTCATTGATGATGATCTGGGATACATTGAAGTCACCCGCACGAGGCAAAGCCTTGAGCGATTCACCCTGCGGGCCACCATTACGAGCCACCGGAATAATTGCACCCGGTACGATGCGTACAGTCTGCGGATTCAGAACACCATCATCCGCTGCGGTGTACACACCTGTAATTGCCAGTGACGCATTTTTGAGCAGAAGCTCAAGAGTCTTGTTCAGAGTCTTGATGTCTGGCAACGCATTAATAACAGGGCCACGGCCATAGATTTCACCCGACACCTTCATAAAGCGGCTGACCACCCAAGGCGTAGTGTCTTTACGGCGATAGACCAGCTCTGACTTCGACTCTTTGTGAACGACATGGTAGCAATAGTCGCCACGGTCATAGTCATAGATCGTAGCTTCAAGCAGCTCAATCTCTTCGGTCGGCTTATCGTCAATCTTGCGCTTCAGGTCTGACGGAATTTCAGCATCAGGCCACTGCGTCTGAATGGATTCACCCTTGATGCGCATACGGCGGTACACATTGTCAACTTGACCGTTAGCGCCTTCTTCAAATGCCACCAGATACTGCGGAACTGGGATGAAGTTAATTGGGCTGATTGCATCACCCGGTTGGATAAGCATAACTGCTGTACCTACAGACAGGTCAAGCAAGAACTCACCAATAGCAATATCAAAGTTAGACTGCTTGAGTACGGAGAACATCTTTTCGTTGTAGATGTCCAATGCTTTCTGCACTTCAATTCTGCGTTCTTGCGGAACATCAGATCCAGGTTCTAGCTTGCACCACTTGCGCTGTGGCGGAAAAATGCCGGACTGCATGCGGTTCGCAAAACGCTGGGTAGAATTGATCGCAGTGGAATCGAATACACGATTCATCTTGCGGCGACCACCTACCTTGCCTTCATAGTAACCGTCATACAGGTTACGCTGAGGCAACGCAAACTCATACGCATCTTCGTACAAGTCACGGAAGTTTTCTTTGCGGGTCTGAGCGATTTGATGGCGTTTCAGAATCTGCTCAACATTGAGTTTCATTGGCTTCGCCATCACAGGCTCCTTATTCGTACCAAGTCAAAATGATTTCAGCGGGCTGTGCTGATCCGCTGTTATTAGTTAAGCGAAGCAAATAAGTTGTCAGTGGCTTAAGAATTATGCTTGCTGCTGAAACATCGCCACCTGCTGCTTTCTTCTTAACGCCGCCAATTAAGATGTATTGGCCTATGGTTGTTCCTGTTGAGGTAACAGTCGGAGATAGCAAGATTGCAGAGTTACTTGTGTTCGTGCTGTTGCGGTCTAAGTTAATTGAGCCTAATGGAGTGCCACCTGATACGGTTGCGCCTTCATAGAAATATCCCATTCCATTGCCGCCACAAACACCTTCAACGCCAAGTCTTGCTTCAATGCCAGATCCAAAAGCAATCGCTAAGTCCAAGCTAGCGCCATTAGCTAATGATGTTGATATTGCTCCGGCAGAATATGCATCGCCCTGAATAATGTGCGCCTCAAGGGTAGATACAGTAGGCAATCCGTAAGCGGCACTTACCAGTACCTGCTCATCCTGTCCATCAAGATAGGATGGCGAAGTATGCTTGGTGTTGATTCCAAGCGATTCTCGTTTGACAACTATGCGTGTCATTTCTTCTTACGCTCTGCCTCAGAGTACGCAATCGCAGCAGCTTGTTCTTTGCTGGTGACTTTCTTGCCAGAAGAAGACTTGAGCTTGCCCTTGGCAAACTCACGCATCACTTTTGCAATCTTGTCCTGCTTGTTCATACGCTTGTACCTATGCCCATCATTGCGTCTTCACGCTCATCGGATACCAAAGAGCGAGCGCCACCACGCATACGCGCTCTAGCGCTAGCCTGCATACGCTTTGCAGTTTCAGTTTCTTCTGCTTTCTGGCGTTCTTCCTGCTTTTCGATCTGCAAACGCTGCAACTCAAGCTGTTTGTTTTGCGCATCAATTGCAGCCTTCTGTGCAGAAGTGTCTGGCTTGCCAAATAAGAAGCTCATATCAAACTCCTAACTTTGAGATTTCAGCCAAACGCTCTTCGCTCATCAAAGAGCGCTGACCACGACCACGAGCGCGGCGAGCTGCCATGCTCTGCATTGCATATTGCCCTTGCTGCTCGGCGTATCGTTTCTTTGTTACTTCAAGGTCTTTTTGCTGTTCTTCAACTTGCTTGTTCAATGCTGCGGTTGCTGCCTCTTGCGCTGAGGTGTCAACCTTTGGCGCTTTGAAAACGCTACCAACCAATCCGGTAACGGCTTTAACTGGCGCACTAACTACTTTTTTTACTGCTTTTACTACACCACCCATACTAGCTCTCCTTTACGATTGCCATAATGTAAAAATCAGAGCCATCAGGCCCGTACTTCCGCATCACGCCCTCTTGTTGGAAGCCAATCGCTTTCGCCCATTTGAAGGCACGGTTGTCATCGCATCTTACGGTAATTTGTAAACGATGCAAGCTATCGTCTTGAAACTTAAGGCGAACAAACAATTTGCCCGCCCTGGTCATCAGGTATCGGTACTCTCGGAATTCCTCTTCAAGCAAAAACCATCCTTCCTCTACTCCTGCCCAAATGTTTACAGTTCCGAACACGGCAATCGGTTTGCCACGATTAAGAATCGTCACAGCCAGTCCGTTAGCGGCCTGATACCTGAGAAGTTCGCCTACATCGGCAGGCCCAAAGGCCAAAACCTCTGGCTGCTCTACCGTGAGTCGGCTGGCATGCTCTGGCAGAAAGGGGACAAATACGATACCGGGGGGTAGATTTACAAAAAAATTAAAATCAAGGGCTTTCATACCGCAAACACATCGAACTCTGATGTCGTTAGGGTTTGGGCAATGAAGGTCTTGTTGGTTGCCATGCTGCCCTTGCGGGTCATATTGCGGTATTCGCCGCCGCCAACCAGCAAATAGCCAAATGCGTCACCCACATGCGAGTGTTCGTTCTTATTTGGCGTGTCTTTGAACCGTTCTTGCCCTGCACCCACGGCAATACGCTTGAAATGGTAACCGCCTGAAAGGGATTTCCTCAGCAATTTACACGATTTATGTACTAAGAGTCCTGGTTTACCCATGACGAGGCGGTTCATTGGGGCAGCAGAGGCTTCACGGCGAGCCTTAAAGTCGTTAGTCGCCGTAGGTTGCGCCCGTAACCCCAGAGTACGCAGGTACTCAAAGGCTGTCGTTTCGTAGATTGCGTCACGCTGTTGACCCGCAGGGTCACCCCAGACCAGAACTTCAAAGTTCGGGAACCGGGTTTGTAGCTCAGAAATCAATTCGTTACCGAATCTTTCTAATCCCATGTCGAAGGTTACGATCTCATGGAACACACGCCACTGCCCGGAGCTGTGACGCTGACCAAAGACCGCCGCAGGGGTTAAACCAAAGTCAAGACCGACTTGGATTGGCAAGTTGGGGTCAGGCACGATCTCGTCAGACGACATGAGCATGTCATCGTACTCAGGCCAGACGGGTTTGCCTTCCTGCACATAGGTATATCGACCTTCGGCATAGCAGCGAATCCAGTCTAGGTTCTTGCCTGCAAGCTGCTGAAGGTAATAACCAGGCGGCAGGTTCTTCAGGTTCTCGCCTTTCTCGTTTAGCTTCCACCAACGCCCAGCCGCAAAGATGTGGTCATTCGCCTCAGGGTTGTCCGGCAATGTTTCATGTGGAACCTCCACAATACCACCGGGCTGATGGAAGAACTTCCACGCATACTTGCCCGTAATCCGGTCTTTTTCCGCTAGACGGAACCACCAATGGTCGTCATCCATCGGGTTGGTATCCATCCAGATGCCATGCCAGGTAGCCCCGCCATCCCGCTTGCTCGGATAACGGCCAACACGGTGGGTAAGACCGTCAATTACCGCTTTCGGTAGTTCTCTGGCTTCGTTGACCCACGCACCTGTGAGTTCTAGTGACAGCAGCTTTCGGACATCCTTGGGTTGGTCAAGGGCCATAAAGATGACTTCACAGTCCACACCCGCTGCATCACCCCTAGGCGGCAGCTTAATGTGGTGGGTAATCGGTGGAGTCCAGCGCAGAGGGCCAAAAATATGTTCAGGAAAAATATCTGTCCAAGTCTTGATGGTCGTAGTCTTCAATTCCGGGTATGAGTTACGGACGATCACAAATCGGGAGTAACGAATACCGTCAACCGGACTGGGTTTCT